AGGCAGAGACAGGGCTTCTCCTCCACACCTTCTCAAAGCACATCCTAGTGCTCCGATAGTGCTTCTGAACGCGCTCAGGCGCCACGCGAGGCACTCCCTTCAGTCCATTCTCCATGACTTCACGAATCAATGGAGGTGGATCAAAGTGAGGCTCAGCGTAAGCTCGCACGTCAGGCACCACGAAGTCCAAAGCATGTTGCAATGTGATGGTGTCAAGACAGTCACCCAACGGTATCATGAACGGCCCGGATCTGTGCTCGTCAAAAGCTTTCTCAATCCGTAGTTGGGTCTCGATGGGCAACCCAAACCGTTTTTCCACCAACAACCGACTCTCCATGTGCACACGCGGCAGCTGCTGCCAGGGCTTCTCTTTCTTGGCAGCTTCGATACAGTTGCGGAACGTCCAGTCAGTGAGCTCAGCTTCAAACCGACTAGTGTTCACGCCCCTGGTCGCCCTCAGCACCGCATGGCACATCGAGCCGATGACTGGGCAATTCCCGAAGTTGTAACAATACGACATCGCGCGCGCACGCAACAGCGCGTTATGTGTACTGTCTTTCGCTAATGCAAACTTCGCAGGGAGAACAAAGAACTTCCGCATTGTGGCGATCGGGTCTTTTAGCACATCGCGTGACGAGCCACACACTATGCCACAGAACCCGCACTCAGCGTAATTCCTCGCTCTCTCCATCTTCAACTTCAACCCAAGCTTGCGAATCTGGTCATCCTCGATGCCGACATCTTTGCAGATACCGTCATCACCTTCACAAAGTCCCACAAAATTCGCAGTTGCCCAGCTGGCCAGCTCCTCCGGTCCCATGGTAGGGTTGACCTTGCGTGCCGTCATGAAAGACAACAAACACAAATTCAACACACCATTGGCAGAGGAAGTCCACAAAGCACCACTCATGAGTCTCTGGGCGATCTCAACTTTCAGCCACTTGAACCGAATGTTGTTCACGCCCATCATCATGGCAGTGATCATAGCCTTCAACTGCCTAGAACCGGTCAGATTCCTGATCATGTGCATCATCCAAAACCACACCACTTTCGACAAAGTCTTCTCATGGTGGGCCTCGAAGGACGAAAAATCCGTGCCCTGCACTGGTTCGTCCCCAAATAACGCATGGAGCCTGTCAGGCCAATCCTTAGGATTTGTCCCCTTAACAAAATACCGCGTCGAAAACGTCTTCTTGTCCACGGCTTTCACGATCGGACCCAGAATAGTCTTCGACAAATCACTATACGAGTTGATGCCTCGCGGGTTCTTGGGCTCCATGTAGCCCTCGTCCTTAATGAAAGACTTCACCGCCAACTCCTTTCCATCGAACGCGCAGAATTCCTCGAATATCCTCTTGAGGTCTTTCATTCTGCCGCCCGGGTAGTTGGTTTTCTCCAACCACTCGTCAAAACCATCGACGTCACCGTCGTGTAAAGACGAGAAGTTCTTCACGATGAAGTGCTTGGCATACTCCTCGAACAGTTTGATCTCCTGTGGATCAGGGATGTCAACATCACATCCAAAGCGGTGGATCGCCGCAGCACACATGTTGCCGG